GGCTAATGTAACGAAGTGGATTAGTGGAACTACATACACAGAGGGCGCAGTTGTTTGGTCTCCAACAACTTATCTCTCTTACCGCAGAAAAAGTACTGGCGGTGGAACGACTGACCCAAGTTCAGATACTACTAATTGGGCGCAAGCGGCAGGAACTGGTGATGCATTACTTGGTACGGCACAAACATTCACAGCCACAAAAACCTTCACTGGAACTGCATCTTCAACGGCTATTGTTTTAAACGATGCGGCAGAGGTAGCAACAGTATCAGCTACTGCGGCTACTGGAACGATTAACTACTACATTACAACTCAGTCAGTCTTGTATTACACAAGCAACGCAAGCGCTAACTGGACTGTTAACTTCAGAGGATCAAGCGGTACTTCATTAAATACTTTGATGAGTACTGGTCAATCAATGACTGTGGCTTTCTTGGTGACTCAAGGCGCTACTGCTTACTACAACTCTGCTGTTCAAGTTGATGGCACTACTTCTGGAGTGACTACTGTCTGGCTAGGCGGTACGCCTACTGCGGGGAATGCTAGTGGCATTGATAGCTATCGTTATTTGATTATTAAGACTGGTAGTGCAACCTTCACAGTCTTGGCGAGCAACACACAATTTAAGGCTTAACACTATGCCATTACAAGCAACAAGTGGCGCGGCTTCTTATGATGCCTTTGGTGGTGGTGTTCCGGTTGTTCCTAACTACATTGAGGATGTTTTTTCTACAACTCTTTACACAGGGAATGGTGGCGCTCAAACAATCACAACTGGGGTTGACCTCTCGACTGACAATGGGTTGTTGTGGATAAAAAATAGAATTGCTATTACTGGACATTGTTTGATTGGTCCTAGCTCTGATTACCATGTTTCATCAAATCTAACTGACCCATACACAAGCAGAATCATACCGACGTACATGACCGCAATTACAACAACTGGATTCTCAGTTGGAACTAATAATGATGGTGGATTTATTGGTTCAGGGTTTGGTAGCAATGATAAACATTTTGTCGCATGGTCATTTAGAAAACAACCAAAATTTTTTGATGTTGTATATTTCCAAGGCGATGGAACGAGTAGCAGAAATATCTCACACCAATTAGCTTCTAAACCTCATTGCATACTTCTTAAAAATACAACCACAGCACAAGATTGGTTTGTGTCTCATATTGGGGTCAATAGTGGGCTTGCCAGAATTGGAAAACTAAACAATACCAACGCGTTTGTAACAAGTTCTGAAGTGCAAGTCTTTTATTCAAATGACTCCACATTTCGTGTTGGCGATGCGGGAAACATTTCTGGTGATAACTATGTCGCCTACCTATTTGCACACAACGCAGGAGGATTTGGTCTGACTGGCACAGAGAATGTGATTTCGTGTGGATCTTTTACAACTGATGGGACAGGCATTGCGTCGGTAAATTTGGGGTATGAACCTCAATTTGTTTTGTACAAAACGTCTACCTCAATTGGCGATTGGGTTATGGCAGATAACATGAGGCAACTAACCAGACCAACCTCAAATACTGACGACAGCATTTTTAAGTTGTCCGCTAATCTTGATATTGCGGAGATCGACTCGCTTGGTATAAGACCGACAAGCACAGGGTTTGACATGGACAATAGTGGTTTTGCCAGTAAAACTTTTATATACATCGCCATACGTCGTGGTCCGATGAAGACTCCAACAACTGCAACAAGTGTATTTAGCCCAACCGCATACACTGCAACAAACACTGACAACCGCTTAGTTAATACAGGAATTACTACCGACATGGTGATGGCGAGAAATCGTACTACTACATCTGCTGGTGGTTTTTACACAGCGGATAGAATGCGTGGCGATTATTATTTACAGACAGCACTTACAGTTAATGAAACAATAGATCCTGACTCATTTATGACGCCCAATGGGTATGGCAATACCTTTTCAACAATGTTTGGATTTGGTTGTGGCAATGACATTACAAGGAGATTGAATTACAGCAATCTTGCAGAAATAGCTTATGCCTTCCGCCGCGCCCCTAAATTTTTTGATCAGGTCTGTTTTGTAGGGACGGGAAGTAATCGGACTGTGACACATAACTTAGGTGCTGTGCCTGAGTTAATGATCGTCAAAGATAGAAGCGTAGATTCAAATTGGAGCATTTATTCAGCAACATTGGGCGCAACGCAACGCCTAAGATTTAATGACCAAGCATCTCAAACACTTACTGGTTTTTGGAACAATACTGCTCCAACATCTTCAGTATTTACTGTCGGTACATACTCCGAAACAAATCAATCAGGCGATAATTTTGTCGCCTACCTCTTTGCAACCTGCCCTCAGGTAAGCAAGGTTGGAAGCTACACAGGCACAGGCACTACAAAACAAGTTGATTGTGGTTTCACAAGTGGCGCGAGGTTTGTACTCATCAAGCGCACAGACGCCATTGGTGACTGGTATGTGTGGGACTCAGGCCGTGGCATCGTGAGCGGTAACGATCCATATCTGTTGATCAACAGCACAGCCCTTGAAGACGCAAGTACAGACTACATCGACACATACAACGCAGGGTTTGAGATTAGTTCAACTGCACCCGCCGCTGTAAATGCAAGTGGTGGCACATTCATATTCTTAGCAATTTCTTGAGGTAATTAAAATGCAAGTACGAATCAGAGAAACAGGCGCAGTCATGTACGAAAGTGAATTTCGTGCATATCAAAAAGCCAATGGTGGACCATCGTGGGACACAACAACAAGTGAAGTCTTAGAGGCTTTGGGTGCTGATGTAGTCTTTGAAGGCGCACAAGCTACTGGCGGAACTGTATACCAATACTCTCAAGCACAAGGCGTTGAGCAAGTAGATGGTAAGTGGTACACAAAATATATTCTTGGTCCAACATTCATTGATACTATTGTGGATGGTGTAACTACCACAGCCCTTCAGCATGAGACTGCTTATAAGGCTCAGAAGGATGCTGAACAAGCTAAGAGTGTTCGCGCTGATCGAGATGCTAAGTTAGCTGAATGTGATTGGACACAAGTTGCAGATGCTCAAGTTGATAAGACAGCTTGGGCAACTTATCGCCAAGCCTTGCGCGACATTCCATCTCAAGCGGGATTCCCTTGGGATGTAACTTATCCAACTGCGCCTTGAGGTGAGCCATGCAAGAAGTAGAGATTGACCCAGTGAAGTATGGCGTTCTTTGGGAGCGCGTACAGAACATGGACAAGAAGATTGACAAGATGGAAAGCCAGATTGCAGAGTTACTTGAACTGGCGAACAAATCTAAGGGCGGCTTCTGGATGGGCATGACGATAGCGTCAGGTGTCGGAGGCTTTGTAAGTTGGATTGTCAGTCACCTTAAGACATGAAAGATTGGGCTGTCGCTATCCTAGCGGCAGTCCTTTTATTTAGCACCATCGTTTGGTGCATCTCAATTTTTATTTGGTACTGGTCGTGACATTTCTCACGATCTTTTTTTTTGTGTCCGTAGAATATCGCTGTGTCCGATGGACATGGAGTGGCGATGTATTCAGCCGCAGAGTTGTTTGCCTTGAGTGGAAAAAGGTTGAAAGAAAATGATTGATCCAGTAACAGCATTAGCAGGAATTCAGTCAGCTATCTCATTGGTGAAGAAAGCCTCAAAGGTTGCCAACGATCTAGGCTCACTCGCGCCAATGATCGGCAAGATGTTCGATGCAAAGAGTGTCGCTACTAAAGCGATGCTACAAGCCAAGCGCGACAAGAAAGGCTCGAACATGGGGACAGCACTCCAGATCGAGATGGCTCTTGAACAAGCTCGCGCCTTCGAAGAAGAATTGAAAATGCTATTCATGCAGACTGGCAAGATTGATGTCTGGAATAAGATCAAACAAAGACAAGCTGAGATGGATAGAGATGACGCTAAAGAGATGGCGGCATTGAAAGCGGCAGAAAAGAAAGAGAAAGAAAAAGAAGCAGAGATGAATGAACTGGCGATGATCATTGCCGTATGTGGATTTCTTTTGTTCTTACTCTTTGTTGGCATCAATGAGATGATGGATTTCTGTCAGCAGACAAGAAGGTGTGGAAGATGAATGAGTATCAGAAACAGTTTGATATGTTTCTGAAAATCTTTATTTACATCTTGGTCTTTTGGTGGGTGCTTGGGCTACTCCGTTTTTTACCAGACGATCTATCCGACAAGATAGTCAATCTGGCTCTTGGAAAGGTTGGTCTTGGAAAATGAAAATCTCTACCTATCAAAGCAATGCAATGATGCTGAAAGAGATACAGCGCGTATTGCATCAGCAACATCTACAAGATTTGCAGAAGTTGAATCGCCAAGAGGATTACAGGCAGAATGTACAAGAGATAAAATCTCAATGGGCAAAGCCTAACTCTGTGGATATTTTCGTATGAAATACTTTTTGCTGATCTTGTTGCTGACTGGGTGCAAGGATGTTTACCGATATCCATGCCAGAATCCAGATAACTTCATATTGCCTGAGTGCCAGAAGCCGAAGTGCTTGTTCACGCAACAATGTCCTGAATACTTAGTCGCCCCAATCTTGGAGAAGAAAGTCAATGAACAGCAATCAGAAGCCAAACCTAACAACTGACGAGATTGAGGTTCGCGTCTGGGGTTTTGTGGTCATCATGATCACAGTGATTCTTTTCGGCATTGTATTTGCGCTTCTGTATTCTGTGACCTTTGTGACACAGCCAATCAAGAGCATGGCTCCAATTGACCAAGCCTATACCAAGATGCTCAATGACATTGTCTTGCTGATCGTTGGCGGCATCGGCGGCATTGTGGGCAAGAGGGCGGTTTCCACAGCCACCAACGCATTTAAACCTACTTCCCCATCCCAACCTATGTGTCCACCATATCAAGGGCAGGGAGGCGGTTATAACCAACCTTACAATTCTGGATTCAGCCAACCCTATAACCCGCCTTCGGCTTATGGGGGTTTGCCAAGTCAGCCATTCGGTGCAATGCCGGTCTTTGTGAATCCGCAACTGGATGAATCTTGGACTCCGCCGCCGCCACCAGACACACCGCCCGAGCATCTTGAGCCAGATGCTGAACGCGAGACAATCGCGCAAGCTAGAAACGAGGCAGACTAATGTTCCCAATTCCATTGCCGTGGCTGATCGTTGGCGTTCTTATTTCCTTGTTTGGAACATATCGATTCGGGCATCACTTCGGATGGATAGAGCGCGACAATGACATGAAGATTGCCATTGCAAAAAAGAATGAGGAAGCAAGGGCAACTGAGCAGAAGCTCGGTGAACAACTGAACACGAACGCAACTAAATTACAGGAGGCAAATAATGTCCTTACGCAAAAGCAGTCCGCTCTTGATCGCGCTATTCGCAATGGCAGGGTGCGCCTCCCAACCCCAAGTTGTCAGCAATCCGCCCCAAGTCCCGCCATTGCCACCACAGATAGCAAAGAAACAGGAAGCGAACCTAACCGAGCGACTGACCAAACTTCTGATGCCGAGCGAGAAACCCTCGCCGCAATCGCAGAAATAGTCGCGCAGGGCGACAGGAATACATTGCAACTCAATGCTTGCATCGATGCTTATAATGAAGTGAGGAATCTTCTCAATGGTAAGTCCTGAACAATTACGCCAACTCAAGATTGACCCATCGTTGGCTGACCCATTCAATGAAACCTTTGATCGTTTCGGAATTCTCACGCCACAGCAACAAGCCGCATGGATTGGACAGTGCGGTCATGAGTGCAACAACTTCCGAGTGCTTGAAGAAAATCTGAACTATCGTGCGCCGATTTTATTGAAGCTATTTCCATTGACAGCGAAACGCGCTTGGGGTTTCACGCCTGAGAGTGCGGCGCAGTATGAGCGTCAGCCAGTCAAGATCGCCAATCGCATTTACGGCAATCGGATGGGCAACAGAGATGAAGCATCAGGCGATGGCTTTTTGTACCGAGGCTCCGGCTTCCTCCAGTTGACTGGCGCGGCTAATTTCTTTCATGCGGGTAAGGCATTGGGTGAGGACTTCGTTCGCAACCCTGACATGGTTCGCAGTCCCAAGTATGCGAGCCTCACAGCCGGATGGTTTTGGCAGACTCATCGCTTGAATCAATACGCTGACAGCAATGACATTCTGACCATGACAAAAAAGATCAATGGCGGGACTATCGGTTTAGAAGATCGCAAGAAGCACATTGCCGAAGCAATGCACATTCTTACTGCTTAACGAAGATTCCTTCTTCATTCAAATAACCTTTGCGATCTTTGATTTCGTCATAGGCTTTCTCTAGGCAAGTGACAAGATCAAGATCAGCACAAGCGCATCCCATAATCAGCGTCACCAGAATGTCGCCATACGCATCGATCATTGCGGCTCTGTCATTCTGTTTGATCGCCTCGAATAATTCGTTTAGTTCCTCTTGCGTTTTCAATGCTTGGGCTTGAGGTGTGCTTCGTTGCACAATCATTCGAGCCTCGCCCCATTGAATAACTTTCATCTCTGCATTTGCGTAACTCATTTTTTTACCTTCCATTCTCTTTCGTTTCTACCGGTGTCTGACTTCACTGTGTTGCCAGTCAACTCAATCAAGTCGCGTCTTGCCAATTCACTAAGTCGCCTTGCTACCTGATTGCTATCGAGTCTCGTATGCAACGCGATGCCATCCTTGCCTAGCGCACCATGAGTAATCAAGCACTCCAAGATTATGTCGTGATGTTGCTTTGCCATGTCCTTGATTGAGTCAGCGGCTTCGTATGAAGTCACTGGGTCATTTGCTCTTACTCTTGGAAACTCTGGAAACATCTTGTCAAATAATTTGCGATAGTACATTTGCTTCTCCAGTAAGGTGAGGGTACTGGCGTTCGTCCGACATTGCTGTCCGTTTTCCCCTCGTTGTTTAGTTCTTAGAACGGCACATCAGAATCTTCATCTTGCGGGAATCCATCATGCTCTTTCGGCTTTGGTGTATTCAGATAAGCCCACCCATTCCAACCGCCATCGATAAGCGGAGTGCTGTCCAGTTTGAGCATTGGTCCATTCTTTGTTTCAATCACTGAGCCGATACGCTGATAGCGATTCTTGTTGTCGCCATTCTTGTTGACATACTTTCCATTGATCACGGAAATTTCATAAATCGTTTTTGACATTTGCTTCTTTCGTTAAGTTAAAAAATTGATGTTGATCTGTAATGTCGTAGATCACTCTGTCGTAATACTCTCGAGCCGCATCAACTTTGAATTTGATTTTGTCCTCGAGTTCCTTATCGCGTTTGTAGTGGACAAGAGTCACGCGCAAGTCTGGTGTGATGTGTGAGACCTCATGCAGTTTGCGATCTTCATAACCGATAAGGTCTTGCGGCGTATCAACAAGGCAGTAAGCGATGCTGAACTCTGGCATATCCCAAAGCATCATGTAAGCGCGACCTTGCCACTCGTAGCGCGTCTCCTCACCCAGTGATGGCAGGGCAGGGAATGTCGCAAGACTCCAACTGGATTTAATGTCGATGATTCTGTTGTCGCCAACAATGTCGCACTCACCAGTTATCCAATCATTGTTCTTGCGTTCCTCATTCTTGGAGAAGTTAGTCCCAAGGACAGCATTGAGCAGATCGATTGAATCATTCTCGACACGATTACCTTTGTCCATGTATTTGTTTGAGATGAACTCGTCATATCCATAAACAAATTCTTTGGCCATCTTTGTGATCGCTGTCTTAGCGCCAACCGAAAGAACCTCTCCCTTCCCTTTCGGGTCAGTCATTATGTCGGCTAGGCTCGATGCTCTGAATCTTTTGATGTTCATTGCTTCGCATCCAGTAACGCTTTTACTTCGTTCTTTTTGTTGATCACTTTGGTGTTCCACTCTTTGTTTCCGGCTGACTCTTTGTATGCCTCTGCGAAAGCCTTTCGCAATTGATCTTCAGTCTCGCAACTTGCGATGGCAATCAGCAAGTCAGCCATTCTGTTTTCATCGACAGGCTTTTCAATCTTCTGTGAAATCCTCTCAATTCTTTCCTCTTTCTTTTTGGATGCGGCGTTGCCATCGTCATCTTCTGGCGCGATGCCACAGGCTGACATGAGGCTATAACGGCGAGCATAAGTAAGTGCGCTTCCATACCCTTGCGCGTCATGCTTCACCGCAGGGATATGCAACTTGCCGCAGTTGAACATCTCACCTGATTCATGCAGGAAGATTGTTTCCACAATCACGCCATCATTGCATTCGCTTAGTTGCTGAACCAAAGCGATTCCATTGGCATTCAATCCGTCCATAACGGCTTCAACGCAAGCGGCTAAGTCAGCATAGCGGGATTTGAAATGCGGGTTTGTAGAGCTTTTGAGTGCAGGACCAAAAGCCTTCTGTGCTTGCACCAGTGCAGTCGCGATTTGTTTCATTGTTGTACCCTTTGAATTTGTTTTGCCACTAGCCACTTGTCGCCAAGTCGCCTTACTGATTTGACCCACTGTCGCTGATAAGACCGGATAGTCTCTGGCGGCGCATCATAGGTCGAGAATATTCTGCGAACTTGGGTGAGGAATCTGATGTTCATTGTTCTCTCGCTTTCATCATTGCGTCTGCCACTATGTACGCATAATTTCCTACCCAAAGATCAACCTCTTCAACATTCGTAGATTTTCTATCTGAGTTGATGATTACCGCTTCCATAGCTTTAGCCGCAAAGTAATCACGCAATGTCATTCCGCGAGCTTTGTCATCTATGTAGATGCTTTGTATTGGAAATGCTGATATGTTCATTTCAACTCCGTTAGTTCAAGTACAAGACCTTCCTCATCTGGGTCGCCACCATAACTAAGAACGCCGTATCGTTTGTTCTTCAGTCTGACAACAAGCGGAACATCTGGATTACAGAAGTCATCTTTGTCAGGTGCGTTGTCATACTTGACCATACTGTCTGCCATCGCTTTGCAGACTTGTCGTGTAGTGAATGGTAATAAGAACGCCATGATCAGCCCCTCCATGCGAGCATTACGCCAATACCACCGAACACAATCACGCATCCTATAAAGCACAAAAAGTCGATTGTTTTTTCTTTCATGATTTACTCCTTGATTAAGCGAAGAATTTACGAGCATCGCCCATGAAGACGCGATACGCTGTCAATGTCTCTTGCGTCTGAGCCATTGGGTTTTCTTTGATGAACTGCAATAGTTCCAGAAGTCCCATGCCAAGGAACTGTGCGTCTTTGTTCAGTTGTTTGATTGCTGTTTCGATTTTCATTTTTAATCCCCTTTAAGGTACTTAGTTAGACCCCGAGATATTCTGGGCATGGTGCAATTATAAGCTAAGTTATCAGGATAAATCACCTAGATCAAATTATTTTCTAAGTGATTACCCTCATATCAATCAAGCTATCAATATGCTCTCAGCTTCTGACTTCATTCTGTTGCCACTACCGAACCAAGCATTGTTCATTCGGCTATCAACATTGTGTCCCTTGTTGTGATCGATGTACTCGGTCACAGCATTAAGCAATCCCCATCGAGTGCCATTCGCGCCATCGATTGTTGACCCCATGCCCTTGCCTTCGAACAACTCAAGGACTTTGTTGTATCCGCGAGAAGGTTTGAATGTTGCAGACTTCACATCGAAGTTAGCAGGGAATAAATTGTTCAGGAATTCTTTGACATAAGAAACGCTGACTTGCTGTCGAGCCAAGTGACGATACTTGTCCATCATTCCATCGAATCCACTCACTACCAATCCGAGCTTATCGCGCATCAGACTTGCATCGAACTCTCTGCCATGCGTGATGTTGAATCGACTGGGTGCAGTCTCGTTATCAGCCGCAGATAGAGTGTTATTGCAGACAACTCTAACGCTAGTGAACTGACCAATCGTCGCTGTCGAACCATCAAAGCTAGTCGATAAGAGTAAGTATCCTTTCACTGCATCATCACCCAGAACGCAAGCCTCCTTATTTGTATTGGCTAACGCCCAGATTCTTTTCCCGCCCTTGATAGAACCGGCGACTTCCATTTTGAATCCCGCGCTTTGCATCAGAACATTGAAGAAGTCCAACACATCCTTCGGCTGATGCAACTTGTATCGATCAGTCACTACTCCCAGTGGTGCAAGAGTGTCGTTGCGATAGACAACATTCTGTTTCTGAACTTCGCGGATATCACCAGAATCATCTGGCTTATAAAGAACCTTCGCTACCTTCGCTTGCCAGTCGAGTCCTGACATCTTTGCCCATGTCTCGATATCCGCATCTGGGTTTAGTTGCTGACCAAGACCATGCCAAGGTTTCTGTCCAACATAAGCGATCTCTGCCATGCCGGACAATTCGTTTGTTTCGATTAAGTGAGCCATGATTTCCCTTTCAGTAGTAAGTGTCGAGTTGTTCGCAGATTTCTTGCGTAAGCAAGAGTGCTTTGTCTAAAGCTTCTGTTGCAATGCCGCAATCCTGATAACCTTGATTGATCGCGCCAAAGTAAGTTATCGATGGCGAGCCGTAATCAACCGAGTTCATGTAGTAAGCGATGGCATCCACAGTCGAGCCGTTGCGCTTATGAACTGTGAATGTCTCACGCTCATAAAGACTTGGGTATCCTTCATAGGCATCCAAGCTCTTTAAACAGGCCTCAGTGATTCGCCAGAGTCCAACTGGTACTGATGAAGCCCGATCGTATTCAATGTCTGCAACGCGCCGGAAAACAAGCCGGTGGTTCTTGATCTTTCCGATGCCAATGAACTCGGCATTAGGACAACGCTTCGCCATCTGTGCGTGATTCAGGTTACTTCCGTAAGCGGCGTAAATGTAAGTCTTCATGTTCAATCCAATGTAATAGCGATAACAAACTCGTGGTCGATAAGGTCTTCTAGGAAAGCATCGTAGTTATCTGTTCTGATAAACGATGCGTTGTCTAGGTGGCATCGATGTGCAACTGCATCCATAAACTCGGCAAGGTTTTTTTCCTTGTTCATCGATGTGTGTCGCATCTTCTCTGCAAAGTCCTTGGCATTGGAGGCGAGGACAAAGCCCCCTCCTGAAAATAAGTAAGCTGTCTTGTTGTTCATGCTGTCACCTCTTTAGAAAATTTAACTGCGCGCTTCTTGTAGAACTTCGCTGTGTAGTTGCCGATGTGTCCACGGCGAACCATACCTGCCAACATCGTGTCAAGAGCTTCCTTGGCTGTGGTCACTTGCGTGAAGTTCTTGATTGCGACATGGTCTTGCGCGTCCTTGACCATTGCGAATGTCAAGCGGATGTATTGCTCAACTTTGTCCGCCTCGATTGTTCCTGCATGATTGCGGAACTCAACTGTTCCCATGCGGAAGAATGATTGCAAGTTCAACTTGTAGTAGCGATTGCTTCCGTAAGCCATAGACAATTGCTGAACTGTCGTGCAACGATCGATCTTAGCGAATGTCTCGGCAACTGTGTTCATCACGATGCTCTTGCAATAGCGATTGTTGTTAGCACGACGGCTGTCTGGCTGAACGCTGTCGAGTGCTGTCTCAAATTTGGCAACGCGCTTGAACAAATTGCGAAACTCTTGGATGCCCCAGTTCTTTGCATTGTGGTGAATGTGGAAACCGCAAGACTTGTTAACTTGAGCACCGATCGCTACGAGAACTTCGCAAACCTTGCGAGCTTCTGCGATTCCTGCTTCGCCTTCCAAGATTGGGCTTACAACTTCGAAGCCGTTCACGCCTTGAATAGAACCGTCTGTCTTGATTTGCCACACGCCGTAGTTGCTACCAGAGTAGAAAGATGTGATCGCGTTGATGCCAGCGTTGACCAATGCTTGAGCGACTTGGATTTGTGTGGCGTTGAAGCACTCGAGTTCGATACCAAATTTGCCAGTTACCATTTTGAATCTCCTTTAGGGTTTAAAAGACCGCGTTTTGTTTGCGGCATGGGTGAATTGTAAGCCAAGTTATCGAATAAATAGTCAGGAAATAAAAATATTTGTAGGTGATTACCCTAGTTCCCTATGAAGATGGCTTAAAAAACTGTTGCTTTTTCGCTAATCCGCCTTAAAATTACTGCATGAAAACACAAACTGCCATTGAA